CTGTATCACTAAATAATAAATAATATAGAATGGAGGTGATACAAGTGTATCGGAAAAGTAGAGTAACGTGGTTGATAAACAGTTTTAGAGACTATCAATGTCCGTGTGGTGAATCGGAACTATGTGCATTGGAATGGTATCCTTATGATAAAAAAATAAAAGCACTTGTATTGAGACATGGTGCTAAAACAAAAGAAAGAAAACAAGCACAACAGTTAATAGAAGAATCAACGGCCGTATGCCACAACTGTGTGAGTAAGATTGATAATGGTCTTGCTTCATTTATTCTTTAGTATGTCTCCTTATTAAAGAAATCTGGATAATCTTCTACAGGCCTCCAGTAGTCACCATCTTCATCCACAAACGGAACTATATTTTCACCATAGTTCACACCATCATCAATAAAACCAAATGGAGCCATATCAGCTTCAATTGATTCTTTTTGTGTATTGTATAGACGTTTGCGGATATCTTCGTCAGTTAAATCTTTAAAGTATTGTTGGTCTGTCAACCACGAAAAGAATACTAGACACATCACCAAATCATCAGTAGAACCTTCTTCAGCTTCAAAGGATGAACCCTTCTGTATAAAGGTAGATAACTCAACAACAATATCAAAATCTGGTATTATTAATTTATCACCTTCTAGCAATTGTTTTAGATTAGAACACCCAATTCTTTTTAGAGACTTCGTAGTCCTTACACCCAAATCAGTTTGACCATCACCAAACCCACTACCAACAACTTGACCCAACCGGCCACGCAATTGAGTCATTATAATATTCTCATAAGCCATATCGTGGTGTAATGCATCTGCAATCTGGCCGCCTATATCATTTATCTCTACAAGCACTTGAGAATCATTATAAGATTTTGCAGTTCTGTAAATAATATCTGGAAATATAAGAGGTTTGATTTCATTGTTTCTATACTTTGCAACTATTCTATAAGGCATCTGTGTAATATCAATCACAACAAATGCACTATAATCATTTGAACCACCCCTAGCTACATCAACAGTCATACAATACTGATGATCCTTTTCTGGTCGTTCCCATACATCAAAACCAGCGCTGCGTTCTATAGGATCCATATGAGCTATAGTCTGTATCTTAGCCGGGTTTATAAGAGTATCAACACTACCAAGGAACGAACATTCAAACTCTTGTAAGAATTGTTGCTCACTTGTATTTTTTATCGTCTGTTCTTTCCATTCTTCGTCACGACCAGGCACCTCCGACCAATGCACTTCTATAGGTACAAACTCTGATTTTTCATTAACAGCATCCGTCCACATCTTATAGTACATATTCATACCGTGTGGAGTTGATACTATCATTACCTTTGAAGATTGCCCTGAACTAATTGTTGGGTACACTGATGAAAAGAATTGTTCTGCAATGTTACTTGGGATAAAGGCGAACTCATCAAGGAATATGATGTTGTAAGAACCACCACGAACAGCAGAAGCAGAAGTAGATGCTGCAAGTATTTTGGATCCATTTTCTAACTCCAAGGAACCTTTGTTCCAATTCATAACACCCATCTGCATCCATCCGGGCAGGTGCTCATATGCAAGTTGTAGTCTAGATAATAAATCTCTTGCAGTAGAAGCTTTGTTGGCCAATACAGCCACATTAACATTCTCATTAAAGATGATATAATGAATTAGATATGATAAGACAACTGTAGACTTACCTGATTGTCTCGGAAGTTTACAGATAGTAAATCTATTATCGTGAAATGTACTAACAATTTCTTTCTGAAATGGGTACATCTTAAAAGGTACAAGGCCCTCATCAATACTGACAATATTTACATATTCTTCAATAAAGTGTATAGGGTTTTGACTGCACTTAATAAACTCTGTAATCTGTTCTTGAGTATATTCTTGTCGAACCTGTGCTGATTTTAGATTAGGATTACCTTTATAGGTTTCAATCGCCATCTGGGTTATTCTTTAGTAGCGCTTGAAGTTCTTTTGTACTACCAATAAACAAAGCATTAGTAACATTTTTGGGTCCCTTGTCAGGAACTTCTTTAAGTCTCTGCATCTTTTCTTGTAAGTCAGCAAGTCTTTCTGTGACCTCTGATACAGTCTTAATCAACTGTCCGGCGACTTCGTATGTTCTAGGATGCTCTTGCTCTTTTGCTAAGTCCAAGATACCTGTAATAGCATCCTGGCCTCTCTCTATTAGGTTGTAGAAGTTTTCTCGGCTGTACTTATAGTCTGAGTCGATATCTTCAGAATGTTCGGTAGCAGGCACCATAGCCTGTTCTGGACGGGGTATTAACGGTTTAGGGTCTAATATTTGTTCTTTGATATTTTTTGTTAAACCTAAGGCATCACTGATCGCATTATCTACACTTGCCATTATGTCCACTCACTAGTTGTTTCATTAAATCCAAAATTATCATCACCCGCCGTCACATCAACAACAGCCTGAGTAGTAAATCTCTGCACTCGTTCTGGAGCCTGATCTTGCAAATCGCTGTATGTATCTACCTGTACTTTTGTAATCGGTTTCGCAGTTGTAACAGGACCGTATACATAAGATTTTGCTGTAAATCCTAAAGTGTAAATGATAGCTCGTCTTGTAGTAAAATCACCCTCATAGGTATCTTCGTATGCAATACTATTTAATATTACTGGAACATCTCGGACGATATCCATTTCAGGAACTTCTTTAATTGATACAGTATATTCTGGTTGGAAGTATGGTAGTATCTGTTCTATTATCTGTATACCATCATCACTATTTTTAGTCATAACAAACAACTCAAAATTCATATTATAAGGAACAGGAGTATACTGCGTCTGCATCTGTTTCAATTTTTTATCTGTAGTATTTGATACTTTCTTTTGTCTAATAATTCTATTTAATTTTCTTGTAGGATCATAATCAAAAGATTGTATTTCAAAACCCATACGAGGTAAAGTCATAGCTACCTTTTGTGTAAGACCAGGATCAGATTCTAATCTAACTATGAACTTTTGTTTAGGTCCATAAGCCAAAGGAACTTTCATTGACTGTGTGTCTGTACCAGTGCTATTTTTTCTAGATATAATAATATCATTAAATAAACTACCAAACGCTATGATAGTTTTTCGTAAGCTTTCGTTGTAAAAATAATTCCCTAACATTTTATATTGTCTCCGATGGTTCACCAAATGGGTTCTTTTCGGTGAAATCTAATACTGCATCAGCACTTGAGAATTCTCCTGTACCAGTTACAGCTTCTTCAATCCATGTGTTATCTGATAAAGGATCAGAAGTTACCAATGAATAATCTTCATTGATGACAAAGAATGAATAGTAATCGTCCGAATCTTCCATGAGTATTGCATCAAATATAGCATCCCCATGAGGTTCTATTGTAACCCTCGCACCTGTATGATGTGCATTATTAAGACCATCATCTCCTTGGATTGTTACGTCATTACCACTACCACTCCAAGTAAATACTACAGTCTCGGCTGCATTGTTTTGGTCTGCGTGTATTGTTAGTGAACCAGTTGCAGCATTATCTGCACCACTACCCAATAGTATTCCAGCTGTACTTGTCAAGGTGAGACTTTGAATACCGGCAACAACGCCACCATTAAGTGTTGTTGAAACTGCATTAGTCTGACTCTCACCAGTAAGTAATGAACCGGCCCCAGCTGTTGCTGTTTCAAGTTCAATCTGACCATCTGCATATATATCTGTTCCTCTTTCAAGAGCAAACAAGTTATTATACAATGTTGCACGACCAGTTTGCTCACCAAGAATCTGCCAGTCGTATGCGTCTGTTGATCTTTCAGTTTCAATGGCATCAATTGCAGCAATACCTGTATCCAAATCTTCACTAGAGTATTCAACTGTACGAGTAAATAATTTGTATACTGGTAGATTATCTAATTGAAAGAAAGGATCATCCTTATCAACAAAACTAATTTCTAAAAGTCTACCAATTGTAGGCATATAAATCCAATCACCTTCATTGGGTCTTAATGCACTAATAAGATTTGAGTTTGAGCTTACTAAATCCAACCAGCGCCTACGAGAAACTGTAAAAGTTGTTTCATCCCTTATCTCTAAACCAAATCGTGATATGATTTCTTTCTCACCTTCATAACCTTCATTGGTATCCATATACATTTCAATCATGTATGCATCAGTAAATTTCGATAAAGGAGACTCACCAAAGAGCTCGTCTTTATTTACCATCGTCCTTGGAAGATAGTAAACATCGTGACCGTATATCTGAATAGCCTCTATTGCTAAATCTTCATAGAGGAGTTGTTCTGAGATAGTACCCTTGGAGAAATAATGATTAGTTGGCATAAACTTTACCCAATATCCATGAGCAAGGGTTCTTCCCAAGTTGTCTTTGATTCATCTTCCAATTTATTAATTTCTTCTTGAGCTTGACTGTAAATGGTTTCACCGTTCATTGTGACACCACCCAACATTGTTACACCATTAAACTTACTAAGGTTCTGTCCCCATTGTTTTTTAATCAATGCCGTACTATATTTCTTTAACCACAGATCATCATAGATGTCTGTCCATGTTGTTGGGTCTAACTTTCTATATGCTTCGATAATAATATATTCATCAACATCAATATCATCTCCCCAATCCATATTAATATACAACCTTCTTTGATGCATATTAAATTGAATAGGTTTCTCACCTATAAGAATCATGTCTAGCAAATCAAGTTGCCACATAGTCATCTGATAATGTATAATAGATTCTGATGAAAAATCATAAAGATCATTCAACCTCAGTTGATATCTAATATCAAACATATTAAGATTACCACGATCACTGAAAGGTAACACTCTTAATACACTAGTAACAGATGCTGGCATTGGTAGATAAGCTTGACCAATTGACCAATCAGCTGTTTCTACACTTGTTATAACACTAGTAGTTAAATGAGGAAGTGTTAATGCAGCTGTAGTTAAAACATTACCTGTTTTTGCTGAGTATGTAACTGTCTCCGCTGCATTTGTTCCATCTGCAGCAATGGTGATAGTACCAGATTTAGGAAAACTAGTAGCGTCTGCTAGCGTTACAGATGTTGCTCCAGCAATAACATTACCAGACAAAGTATTAGTAAGTTGATCGCCGTCTGTTGCTGTCTCAGTTGTATTTACATTAGCTCTATCTACATCGGCCTGAGTTATTTTATGTTTTAGATAGACACGCTGCATACCACCATACTGAAACGTATAGAAGTATTGTAGAGCTTCATCTATTCTATCATCAATCTGGTCATCGTCTACGTTAATATCTATAACTGGATATCCTAATCTACGCTTGCACCAAGATTTTAATGTTGCTTTTGAATTTGGTATTGCCATATCTTTATCCTAATGCTATTGCCATTATCGTAGCCTTTGTTGTTACTTCAGCATCAGTAGCTCCTTTGTTGGCTACTTCTACAATATTATCCTCACTATCTTTAACATATATCTTTTGGTCAAATGTATTAAGAGCCACTTCTCCGGCCTGTAAATCATTTACTGTAGGAACTGTTTTTGGTGCTTCTGATCTTTTTAATTTAATTCTTGTGGCCATAATTAATATGTGCCTCCATCTACACTACCAGACCAAGATATAGTATCTGTTCCGGAATTATAAGTAAGTACATCTCCATCGGTACTACCCTCTAATGCACTAAAGGTATTAGCAGTATTTGCAACTAAAACAGAACCTTTGGCTGCGGCAGTAATTCCTGTACCACCTAACGTAACAGCAACCGTATTTAAATCAAGTGTTACATCTCCAGAAGTTCCACCACCCGTTAATCCTGTACCAGCAGTAACTCCTGTAATATCTCCGACTGTACTAAACAGATTAGAGATTAAAACTTTCTTTGTACTATTATCCGTTACATCCTGGATCACTACATAATCAGTTAAAGCTGCTGTAGTACCTATAGCTGTTAATTCAGAAACATCTAAATCCAATTCAACTACACCCTGATTACCACCACCTGATAGACCAGTACCGGCTGTAACACCTGTAATATCTCCAATCGGAGTTGTACCTTCTGCCGCAACAAATTTCTTTGCTGTATTATCCCACGCTAAGAATTGATGAGTAGCACTGAAAGGTGTCGTTATAGAATCAACATCATCTAAATCTAACAGTTCAACAGCACCAGAACCATAAGTCATACCCTTCTGGCCCCAACCAACTTGAGCAGACAATACTTTATTAATGACCTTTGCTACTTTACTATCAAAAGATTCTTCAACAGGAACTGCAACTTCTTCTTCTATCGCAATGTTGTTGAGATAACCTACAGTCTGTTCTACTGCATTACCTTCAAGTATTCTATATTCTTCTGCTGGTAATTCTTGTTTATGTTTTTCCAGCATTTGTGCAACATCAGAAACCATCTGTGCTGCCTTTGAGTTTTTCTCATTGTTGAACAGAGACATCTGCCAGTTGGCGTCACCCTGTCCGACACTGGGATTATATTCTTCTGTATTATATTTTTTCTTTGTAGGTTGATTTTTGTCTATTTTACCAGCAGCATTACCAATCAGTAGTTTAGAAACATCACTGATTTCATACTTAGGTGTGACTATGGGTAGATTATAATATCTCTCTTTAATACTCATAGGCTCTTCAACCACTTCTTCCTCAACCAATTCAGGCTCAGGTTCTTTGGGTGGTGAAAATAAATCAACACCAGCAACATCACTAAACAATCCTTTGAGTGCAGAAGTTGCTTCTTCCAATGCAGCAGGATCTATATTGATGATCGGCTTCGGTGGTTCTATTACAGGCTCTTCTTCAATAACCTCTACAACTATTTCTGGTTCTGGTTCTGATAAATCCAATCCAGTCATATCTTCAAACATAGAAGATAATTCAGACATAGCAGATTCCATTTTCATACCATTATCGTCTAATGATATTACTGCTCTATCTTTTTCTACATCTTTATTGGCCTTGTCTATAACTTTCTTGGTATCAGTATTGGCACCAAATCCCATAATGGGTTTAGTAGGATCTCCAGCAACCCAATCACCATCGTCATCTTCTGGATCCAACTGCATTGGATACTCAGGGATTGCATAGTTTTCTTCTTCTACAACTTCTTCCTCAATAGGGGTTTCGGCTATAGTATCTAGCAAACCTTCAAACTCAATAAGGTTTATAGATTTACCATCGGCAGCCTTATCTAATTGGGTTAAGAAAGATTCTGTTGCAGTTGTCATTATGCTGGGTCTGCTCTAGTCACACTAGGGCTAACAGTAGCTACACCCTGTTGTATTCTTTGTATTGAATTGGGTGCTGCATCTAAGGTAGTGATTACATCATAGACATACCGACCCCTATCCAGAGTACCATATGCAGTCTGAACATCGGTTAATGCTATTGTATAAGTTCCATCTGCTGCAACAACCTGAGCACAAGTAAATGCTGACGAGGTAGATGAGCCATAAGATTTTCTCAACTTGGCAGAAACAGTCTTACCAGTTAAGTTAATTACAGTTCCAGTATCTTCTTTTGCTGTGAACTGTTCTGAGAAATCTGCGTTTTGATCTATTAATATATTACGAACTGAGGCCATAAAAAAACTCCAAAGTCTTTATTTTATAATATTTATAAGAATTTGGAGTTAGTAGTAATTGAAATTTATTACTATACGAGTATTTTTATCAGTACAGGTTGTTCCTGTATGTTTCAATTCCGCTGGAAAAGATACAAAACGATTAGCTATACTTTCTATTATCGTACCATCTTCAAATTTAGTATAACCATTATTAGTATTAACATAGAATAT